CGGTCATCGTCCTCCTTAGGAGCAGGGGTCTCCGTCTCCGTCTGAGCCTGGACCTGGGCCTGGGACTCGGGGGCAGGAGCGTGCAGTTCGTCTTCATGGGAGACTTCCGGTTCCCGTTCATGCTCCGGCTGAGACTGGGCAAAGGAGGGAGGCGGGGCCGTAATAGCAATGGCCAGAGCATTGATCGCCTGGGCCATGCGGGACTGCTGGACATACATCCACGCAACCAGACCCGTCAGAATCAGAACAATACCAGCAACGAGGGCTACGACACCATGAAAGAATTCCATGCTAGTTTACCTTGTTGGACACTTAAAAATCCTCCGAATCAAACTTGATCGTCATGTCCTCTTTCTTGGCGCCCACCCCTGCCTTGGAATAATCCGACACCTTCCGCTCAAAGAAGTTGCCCTTCCCCTCCATCGAGATCATCTCCATGAAATCAAAAGGATTCTGGGCATTGTAAATCTTGGAGATACCCAGCTGCACGGCGAGACGGTCGGCTACAAAGCGAATATATTGCGTCATCAATTTCGAATTCATTCCAATCAGGGAGCACGGCAGAGACTGACAGATGAATTCAGTTTCAATCTCCACGGCAGATGTGATGATTTCCTGGATCCGTTCAGCGGGAATTTGGGATTCAAGGCGATACATTTCCACCGCAAACACGGTATGTAATCCTTCATCTCGAGAAATGAGTTCGTTGGAAAAAGTGAGGCCAGGGAGAAGACCACGCTTCTTCAGCCAGTAGATCGCACAGAACGCTCCGCTGAAAAAGATGCCTTCGACGCACGCAAATCCCACGAGACGGGTCGCAAACGATTCCTGACTATCGATCCACTTGAGTGCCCACTCACCTTTCTGACGAATACACGGGATGGTATCAATGGCCCGAAATAGATGAAGCTGTTCATCCTTGTCCTTGACGTACTTGTCGATGAGGAGGGAGTAGGTCTCCGAGTGCACACCCTCCATCGCATTCTGGAACGCATAGAATAGCCGGGCAACCGGGCTCTGGACATCCCGCTGGAACCGAGTCGCCAAGTTCTCCTGGACGATCCCGTCGGCTCCCGCAAAGAATGCTAGAACCTGCTTCACAAAAAACTGCTCGTTCTGGGTGAGACTATCCCAATCATTCTCATCCTTGGAAAAATCTATTTCCTCGGGCGTCCAAAAAGACGCCACCGACTGTTTGTAGAGATGATACAGCTTCGTCTCGTCAGACTTGATGGGAAATAGCGTATACCGGTCGCCGAGGGTTGTCATTATGATGTATATAGGACGCAGAAAGTAGTTAAATCCTTTCCGTCTATTAAAAACAATACGAGACGATGAGCGTAGCACCGCCTCCCGCAACCTATACTGCGACCAATGATTTGAATATCTTGAAGAACATTTTTGTCCCTCAATACAAGCTCAGCAACGGGTATTATCATGCGTCAGTCAATAGCCAACTACCCGGAAACGTGACCGTTGGAGATACAACGACAAACTTTGCGATTACGCTGAACGGGGCTCGTGTGACAACGTTGTCGGATGTCCAGACGTGGGCAATCTGGTATGCTTCTACGAGTCTCAATATGAATTCCAATCTAATCTACAATGCATCAAGTCTAAAGTTTTTGGGAGGAAGTCTCACCAGTCCTTACACGATTGACGCGACAACTGGAACGATCAATGTCTCCCAATATTGGCTGAAAGGTGTGGCACTCACACTGTCGGGGGGTCTTCCTGCATGGTCTGCATACCCTGCGATCTCCAACGTGAATATGAATACCAACTCCATTTCGGGCGTCGGATCTATCTCCTTATCCTCCGGCGGAACACTCCTGAGCCCAGCATCCAATGCGCTTGCCTTCTCCAATGCTTTTGGAGAAAAGGTGCGTATCACAGCATCGGGATCCCTCAGTATTGGAACAACCGTTGGTTTCTCAGGATATTCACTGAACGTGAGCGGGGGGTCTATGTTTTTGTCGAACATTGTGGTTGCTAAGGATCCCGTCAATAGTGAGGGAAATGCGTTCTTCGTGACTATTTCGACTGGCTCTGGACAAGATTCTAATGTACTAATGGGTGCAAGGGGTGGGGCCACAAACCTAATCTTCTGCACAGGAAACGCAGCGCCAACAGATGCTGCACAAATTAGTGTGGGTGGAGATTTCACCCTGCTAAGAGGTCGGTTCATAACGACGGTTACGAACCTGTCCCACTCTATAGGCGGAGTTCAACTACAGAGCAATGTCGTAACCTGCTGTGCGCTAATAACTACAACTTCCACACTCTCGAGCTTCATCGGCGGAGTTCAACTACAGGACTTCTATGTCACATCACGACTCAATATTTCGCTCATAAGCAGCTCTAATCTTACATTGACTGCGGCGAAGCAGTCTACGACGTTCATATTGACGACGAATACCTCCGAGCTCGTCCTTCCTGGGGCAAACGCATCCATGGGGATGTATTGGACGATCAAGAATGTATCGTCTGGAAGTATGAATATTACTCCGGCAGGAGGAAGTATTCTGAATATGCCCTCCCCATCATTTGTAATGAATTCGAACGTCCTCCTGAGTATCGTCTACACTGGAACCCCAAGTAACTACTACGCACTATAACTCTGAGGTCTAGCGTTCTTGTATGGATGATCCACTGGAAGCTTGCTCTGAATCCCCCATTTCCATGCGAGATACCCTTCTACCACGAATCTCTGAGTGTCCGTGAAATACTCGGAGAAACACAGGAATTCGTGGATGTAGGAATCCTGCGGTGCTGGATTTGTTGAAATAAACCCGAGATTCCACGGGGAGGGCGATGGAACCGACGGTTGCCACACCTTTTGGACGTTGTTGATAACCTCCGTTTGATTGACAGGAGTTTTGAAGCTGTAGCTTCCGTCGCCCGTTGGTGGATCAATAGTCGCATTCATTCGAGCGAAAAGAACAGTGGTGGGGTTCGGCTCGTACAGAGCTCCAAGTAATAGATTTCTGTTCACTCTGTCGATGCCTTGGATAGGAGACGTAACTACTTCATCAACAGACATTAACCCGAACGAATCTCCATTCCTGGGAGTGCTATTCACATATCCCCCCGTAAAGACTTGGGCATTAACTCCAACTGTCGCAACCATGAAACACGTTCCAACTCCACTTCCAATCGCAGCATTCACAGTTCCACGGAGGGAGTTAGACGTTGAAAAGTAGACTCCGGGTAAGGAATAACTTCCGGTAGGAGTATTGGTATATGTAGGGAGGTCGGTTCCGGTGAAGATATCGGAGGTCGCAGATTTATCATACCATTGTTGGACGAGGACACCGTCTTTCAGTATGATGGTAGTCGAATCCGCCGCATCCAGCCATGTCGTTAAACTCGCAATTTGTGCGGGGATGTTGAGTGCACCCGTTTCCGATACGGTAGCTCCGGTCGGTGATTCCTTAGAAAATGGATGGTTGGGAGGCAGCTTACCCTGGAGAGCCCATTTCCACGCAAGGTATCCTTCGAGAAGTTGGCGCTCTGACCGCTCAAAGTATTGGTTATAGACTACAAGTTCCCCGAAGTTCATGATCGGAGTTCTGCCTGACGTACTATTCGCTCCGATATACATGGTAGTTGCACTTCCCGGTATCGCATTAGATCCGATTACAGGAATTCCACCGTTGACAGAAAGGTAGAAATTGCTATTATCCCATGCGAAAAATACAAGATTTGTTCCTGGAGTCATTCCTAAGGTTAATATGGTTGTATCACCCAGAGCTGTCCCGGTATAATTGTTTATCAGTAATAGAGATGGCGGTGTATACAAAAGAAGGGGTCCCCACGGAGGAGTTCCACTGAAAGCTCTCCATGAAAGAATAGGGAGATTGGCACGAGTATCTGTGGTATCGAACACGAAGAGGACAGATCCTTCGGCTCTAGCAGGCATACTGGTTTTGTACAGAAAGTTACTAGTGTTCCCGGGATAATAGAGCGATGGAAGATTGTTGATATTGGACAGCTGGAACTGGTTTCCAGATCCGACGTTTACTGTAAACGACCCACCAACACGATCGACAATGCTCGCTGTGGTCTGTCCTGGATACGTCATATCCAGCCAGGATACAAGTCCTGAAATCGTGATGGGAAGGTTTGGCGGAATCCACTTATCTCCCGATGGTTCAAAGTTCTTGTAAGGATGAGAAGATGGAAGCTGCGCCGACAATCCCCACTTGGCAGCAAGGTATCCTTCTACATCCTGACGATCAGACGAGGTTAGAGCGTTGGAAGTAGCTATGAGTTCATTGAGAATAAAATCCCCCGACGGATATCCCGTCAATTGCCGACCTAGTATCAACGATGTATCTGTAATCAAGTTCTTAAATGCGACTGCGTTCATAGATGTGTCATTGAATCCTGGCATTCCAGTGATTGCATACTCCTCCGTATTGTATGATGCAAACGCATACCTCTTGGCAGTATAGTTTGAAGGTGTAAACGTGAGATCGTATCCGCTTCCGTACTGATAAGGGGAATACAGGGTTCCTCCTGTCTGGCATATTCCGAATGATCCACCAATCACATTGGGTAGTCCGACTCCTATATTTATAGATGTGTTAGCACTTGGGCACTGATAGACAAGCATGATTGATTTTGCCAAACCTAATTTTGACAGTTTAGAGGACACTGCCATGTATGTTGAAGGAAATAGCACGCCCGAATTGGAATATGTTGTCAACGACGGCGAAGAGAAGGGTGTAGTATATGATACTGTGAAATATATAGAGCCGTTGCTTTCTGTTCGTGCCCCTCCTCCAAGAACAGACGTAACACCGGGGAGAGTCGCAGATCCTCCAGTTCCCGGGAATCCGGTGGTGATACTCGATGTTGGGTTTCCTCCGAGTCCTCCGTAGATACCTCCGCCGCCAGGGGCTCCTTCGACCGGCTGGTTCGTATACGAGCCGCCGCCGCCAGCCCGAAGGGTAGCAGCCCCCCCTGCTAAGGCAAATTGTGATATGTATGTTGGTCCACCAGGAAATCCCGCATTTACTACAGAACCTACGGAATATATAAGATTTGTTCCAGAAGGAATAGGAGGTGTAGAGTATACTCCCTTTCCACCTTTTCCTTCCACCCCAGCCCCAATCACAGTGATTATGTAAGCACCAGAAACTTGAGTTATAAATGAACCTGAACCAGGAGTATTAATGTTCGTGGGATCATACTCGATAGTAATACCTTCAGTATTGCCATCCCCAACTGTCGATACAGAGGAAGATGGCGGTGGGGAACCGATAGCAAATCCACTGCCGTAACCCCCACTTCCTGTTCCACCGTTTGTCCCGTTGTCATCACTGCCTCCGCCCCGACCAGAGTTTGTGAAATTTCCAAGCTGATTTATTCCACCCCCACCGCCACCACCGCCAATTACATACCCACCTGGAAATACCAGTGCCGACGATCCTCCGCCTCCACTACCAGTTGCCCCATCAGGTTTGCCACCCCCTCCTCGAAGAATAACACCGGTGTTCCCATCGACGGTAAGATTTCCGAATGTGGATGCCCCCCCTCCCGAACCTCCACTACCTTTCGCACCGACAGTAACGGGATATGGTATATTCTGTGTGAGGGTTGTCGTGTATTGCCCTCGTCCTCCATCGCCTCCACCACCTCCCGGACCATACACAGTGATAATATACGTTGATGTTGCTGTAGGGGTGAAATTGATCGTTCCGGGAGTTGTATAATTTGCAGTGTTTCCTAGAGGAGTAGCAGTAAATCTTATACGACCGGTTGGCCCGTCACCACCACTGTTCGTTCCTGTAGTTGGATCTCCAGCGGCGCCGCCAAGGGTTCCTCCAGTGTTCTGAATAATTGGATTCCACGCTTGTCCGGGTGTATCCCAACCAAAACTACCATCTTGACCAATGAGTGGAAATCCAGTCGGCACGTCTATTCCCCCACCTTCGCCCCCCCTCACATCCCCCACCCCACCTCCATTACCACCAGGACCTCCATCGACTATCCGTCCTCCCGACCAATAGGGCCACCCGGCTCCACCACCTCCACCACTCGCAACTATAATTACATAACGTCCAGCTACAGGGTCATAGTACGATACTATAGAAATTCCCCCCCCACCAGCACCGTTTCCAACGCCATTAACACCGTAAAGCGTTCCACCACTTCCATAAGTGATAGTATCGTTTGTTCTTGGCCCCGAAGCCTGACTACCTTTCCCACCATTCCCAACTCCCACACTAAACGACGTTTTGGGAGGTACACCGGTCAACGTTAAGGTACCCTTTCCTCCCCCTCCACCTCTATTACCACCAGAGCCCGTGCCAGAAGAGCCTCCGCCGCCGCCGCCGCCAATTAATTCAATTATTAAAGTAGACAGATAATCTGGCGATACCCACGTAGTGTCTCCAGACGTATAAGTGTCCTCCACAGGAGGCAGTAACTCTATACTTACACGCCCGTCCGTGCCTAGCGCAGAGCCTCCTCCAGGAGTAATGGTGAGTCCAGCTCGTGTTGTAGATGTGCTGCCGTTAGTAAATACAAGTCCAGCACTGGCGAGAGTGGTGCCTACACCTCCAAACGGTTGTGTAGCTGGGCTGACAATTATTCCATTGATACCAGGCTTATACCCAGACCCTCCCAACGGACCGTTTCCTCGATTTCCTACATACCATGAATACGTACCCGCCGGCAGGTTTCCGGTATACTCAACTTTACCTCCTGGACCAGGTTGGCCTCCACCACTGATTACACCGCCCCTAGCACCATATATAGTAATTTTTGCATTATTGACGGCGGCGGGCACATCAAATGTCCCACTTCCGGGTAAATAATTTGAAGGTGATGGAGCTATGCTTATACTTCCGTTTCTCATTGTTCCCCCTCCACCCCCAACAGTAAATACAAATCCAGCTGGCGGTGGTGCCGTGATACCAGTAGTATTATAAACAAACCCTGCACTACCATCCGAACTTATAGCACCTCCAAATGGCTGCGTAGCAGGGAGTCCTGCTGAATTTTTGACAGCGCTTCCACCGCCGCCGGCTAAAATAGTATTATCACCAATTGTCATCGTTGTGGCACCTCCACCTCCTCCAGTTCCATTTCCTGACGTTCCAGCAGCTCCTACCGTATAGTCAATCCTTGTATTTGGAGGGATGTTTGCGAATGTATACCCCGCAAATCCTCCACTGCCTCCCGGCCCGCCAGTAGGTGTTGATCCTCCGCCTGCCCCGCTTAAATTGATGGTAATTACTGAAAAATAATTTTGCAATGTTAGGTATGAGTAGGTACCTGGTACCAATCTATTTACTACGTCTCTCGTTGGAGGAGAGATCGGAACTGGCTGAACGGAAAAATGGTTGGAGTAACTGGACTTGTCGTTCCACGAAAGGACTTCGGTAGTATTTCCAGACAATCCGATCGTAGTTGAATCTGCGGCATCCAACCATACTGCCAAGTTCGACAGGCGAGACGGATTGAATCGTTCTTTGTTTATGAGAGACGTTGACATCCTCCTGCTTCTTGTTATACTCCATTCATGACTTTTTGGATGGAAACAACTGATACTCCCGAATGCTTGGAGAAGTCTTTCAGCATTGCTCTGATCTCTGCTTTCGAGAGCCCTTCACACAAGACTCGGGCAATCATTCCCGAGACCATGACTTTCGGTGTATGTTCCAATTCCTCGTCGGGGGATTTGAAGATATGCTGAATAGTTGCCAAGATCTCAGTGCGCTGGTGTTCCTGGATTGACAGTCCGTTCATCATCCTCTCGGCGAGGGACAGCTGGGTCTTCAAGAGGGGGTTCTCTTCGGCGTGGATCCCGAATGTCTGGATGGCCTTGGAAAGAGCACGAGTGGAGACGTTGACGATAGCCGCAATTTCCTCGTGGGTTCGAGATACACCCATACGGCGACAAGCTACAAAGAACACTGCACCCATCAGAGCCCTTCTCGTCTCCCCTCTGAGTTTCAGGGCGTCTTCCTGACCACGAAACAGGGCACAGGCTTCCTGGAGAATAGCTTTGGTGAATCCGTTGCGGTAAGCGTACTGGTTCAGAGTTTCCAGAGCAGCGAGCCAAGATCTCTCAGAATGGGAGGCGAGGGACCATGCCGATAAGCGCTGAATGCTCTTGAATGCCGGGGACGACGTTTTCTTGTTCATGGCCATAGATCCATACGATGAATCGGGAAGCAATTGGTTGATGGTTAGACCGACACGAGTAGGATCTTCATTCCGGTCTTCGGCTCCGTAATATCTCCACTCCGCACCCTCATCAATCGTTTGCTCCATAATCGTTCCACATGCTGTGCACACTCTCTGACCTTCTTCAACCCGAATATCCTTCTCAGAGTGTTCGTCACACATGGCTGTGTTTGTGCTCCAAGACATCTAAGTATCTCAACGTTCGTTTTTATCTGTTCATAGAATGACGCAGGAAATCCATGGCTGAGTCATCGTAGACAAACGGTCGGTAATCCGCCCCTGATTTCGGAGGAGCACGCAGCCTGCTAGATTGGGTCTGAGGTTTAATCCACGAAATCACGAGAGTCAGAGTGGGCGTGATCCATACGTGGAACCCCTGTTCTACGAGAGCATCCCTAACATACTCTATAGCTTCACGGTGATCATAAAGAGGATACCCGAATACAAAGGAAGGAACATCGTAGACAAAATAGGGGGCAGCAGGGTTGTGAATAGCATAGGTTTTCAATTGGCTGGATAAATTCGAAAGAACTGGACGCATCGCTTGCATCTTGGATGTCTTGCGTTCTTCTTCCTGCTTCCACAGGTCCTTGGCCCGAAGCATTTTCATACACGCAGAAAAGAAGCACCAATGAAATACACGGGTCTGGCTTTAAATGGTGGAGGAATGCGAGGAGTTCTTCAGATTGGAGCACTTCAGGCAATAGCAGAAGAAACGAACGAGAAGTTGCTTCACAATATCTTTACCGACGGAGTCTACGGTATTTCCATGGGTGCGCTCATTGCCACGTTGATTGCGTTTGAGTTTTCAGTGGACGATCTAAGTGTGCTGACAGAACTGCTTGGAAACATGCAGGATGCGTTCCAGCCCCTGCGTCTCCAGGCTCTCTTGGGCTTGACCCAGACAAACGGAATTGATGATGGGTCTAAGATCTATACGCTTCTAGACACAGAGTTCAAGAAGAGGGGACTTGACTTTGGAGAACTGCGGATTGGAGATGCAGCCATTCCACTCCACATCATTGCCTCGGATCTTTCAACCCTGAAAGTTGCGGTGTTTGGCCAGACAATCAAGGTATGGGATGCCTTGCGTGCCTCGTTCTCTATTCCATACATCTTTACGCCTCACACGATTGAAAATAAACTGTTTGTAGACGGAGCAATTCTGTGTCGTCGTATCCTTGACGTTGTGCCCCAGAAAGATCGGGAAAAGACCTTGTTTCTCATGACAGCCCAAACAAAGGAGATTACAATCGATAATTATATGTCGGCGGTCCCTTTCAGCCGAAACATCAAGGACACGCATTCCATGAAAGATATGTATCCCCTAAACACGTGTCTGCTGATAGAAAACAGCGCACAGATGTTCACGTTCTGGGATTCGGTGGATATTGTTCGGCATCTACTCCGTGTCGGTCGCACCGGATACCATGAGTTCTGGACCGAGAGCCTCCACGAGAAACTCACGTAAGACCGTGACTTTCGGAGGACCCAGGTATTCAAATGTCCGAGAGGATGTCTTGAGTTTATACGACGGATAAGACGTGACTCGATACTCCGAACACTTCTTATCAGTTTCACAGTTGACATACTGAACAGTAATAGTCTTTCCGCCATACGTCCGATCCTTGAGGATTGTTTCCAGACTCTTGACGATCGGCTGAGCCTCCTCAGAATACGGGCACCACTTGGTATAGAAAAACATAAAATTAGCCTTGTCATCGGGGATCCCGATTTCTTTGACTTCTTCGACTAGCATGCGGCTGGCGGGTGGGTATCCACGAATAGCCCAGTAAATGCCAATAAAGACGAACAGGGCGACCAACGTGACGCCACTTGCGATTAATCCAGTCTTGAGGACGTCCATCTATCTATTTATTAGGATAGAGAATAGACGTTATTTTCCGTTCACGAGCATACCATTCTCGATATGCATGTTGCTGAGGAGTACCAGGGGCCAGTGTCCACATGAGTGCATGTGTTTGGCGCTCGGGTTCACCTAGTTTGGGTTTCACGGTATACCACTTTCCGTTATACCGGAACATTTAGATGTATGGAGTCGCTCCCTTAAAACTTCTTAGAAGCGGGCGGGGAAGCCGACCAGGTTGGCGCCAATACCGAAGCCGGCACCCGTGCGGGCCGACGAGCCGACCGAGGGGGCATAGATATCGAGGATGGCGAACACGGCGAGGGCAGTCAGGGCGATCGTGCCGATCTCATCGACACGGAGCTTCTTGCCCGGGAGCAGGTAGCACGCCACGGCGACGGCGAGGCCCTCCAGGGCGTACTTGACCAGGCGCTTGACGAGGTCGGCGACGTCAATTCCCATAGACGGGGCGGGGGCGGCCTTGGCAGAGGAATCGGACATTTGTTTATACTTGATGAAGGAGAAAAATTCGGGTGACTTGGGATAAGCAAGGAATGTTCTCACCGTATGTGATTATTATTCTATATGTTCTAGCGATCGTGTCCCTGGAAGTCTGTGCGATGAGCTGCTTCAAGTCGTCGATTGAAGACTGGCGGTTCTTCCTCCTCGGCGTCTTCTTTTATTCCATGGTCGGAGTGATGCTAGTTCAGACGTTCAAGCTCACTGGGATGGCGTTCACGAACGCACTGTGGTCGGGCCTGTCGGTTATGGCGACGACGACGGTCGGAGTCCTCTACTTCAAGGAACGGCTGCACATCCACGATTACCTTGCGATTGCGATGATCGGCGGCGGCGTCCTGATCTTGAAATTCACCGAGTAGAATGCGGGAAAAAGGCATTTTAACGTGTAGGGTTAGAGAGTATAAATGAGCTCGTCTCGCCAGAAGGTTGAACTCCCTACGCATGAGGACGGCGAGCTGGTGGATTACCTCGAGGAAGACCCCGAGCTCCCTAACCAGCGCTACTGCATTGTATCCTTCATCTCGCCCGAGAAGGTCATTGAGAAGAAGAACGATTTCTTCTTCCAGAAGTTCATTCAGTGGATGGACTATGACTGGAAGGTCAAGGGCCTCGAGCACTTTGCGGCCTATATCGCCCAGAAGTATTCGCTCAAGGTGGACGATATCATGAAGGATATCCACGAGTTCGAGAAGACCCATCGTGATGAGATCAAGAAGACGGATGTCCCTGAGCAGTATCAGGTGTTCCTCCTCAAACACGAGAAGGAGGTACAGGAGGCCTTCGACAAGGCCAATAGCTTCCAGTGCAATATCCGTGGTGTCAAGGTCCGTCGTGCGTTCCCGTCGTATGAGGAGGCGCAGCTGTGGTGCAAGGTTCTCCAGCGCAAGTATCCCAAGGACAATCTCATGATTGGGCGCATGGGATGCTGGCTGCCGTGGGAGCCGTCTGAGCACCTCATGGAGAACGTGGAGTATGCCAACTCCCAGCTCAATGAGATCATGCGGAAGTACAAGGAGAACGAGTCGAACCGTGAGCTGTTCTTTGCGGAGGAGCGTGAGGGTGCGATGAAGGCGCAGCGTGAGGAGAACGCCAAGCGCCGGGCGGAGCAGGCTCAGCTGAAGGCGCTGGAGGCACCCGTTCACCCGGCGGAGGGTGGAATGCGGGAGTAAACGGTTCACGTGCCCTGTTTTTTTACCCATACTGAAGGACCCCGGCGACTGGACGCAAGTTCAGCGTTGTAATCATTGGCGGCCAGCATGGTAGACATGAACGGTTTGTTGTCGGCCCACAGGGAATCCGCACACATATGAAACTGCGGGTGGTCGCTGGCCTTATACCAGAACACCTGGTCTTCCAACTTGTTCGAAACAGACGAGTTACAGATCACAATACATTCGTAATTCTCCGTGCACTGGTCCATGAATTGACAGAACATCTCAAAGGAGGGAAACATACCTGCGTAGTTTTCGTAGATACGTTTGCGATTTCCAATGATGTTCTCACGCAGAATGAAGACAAAGTCTACGTTCGTGCGGAGAGAGGGAGGAATACCGAGGGGATACTGCATAGTAATCATGGTGGATAAATCGACGTGGCGACCGTTCATGAATACGTAGCGTGTAGACTCCTGCTGAATCCATGTGTTATCGAACAAACAATCGTCAAGAATGAGAAACGCACGAGGATCTACGTTGGACCCTGTTCCATTCCCACGCTGCTGTTTGAGCGCCAACTGACGGCGAATGACGTTCATGATAATTTCAGGTTTGTATTTGTCATGAATGAGTTTGGAGGGCACCATATCCTGGAAAAAGCGGTTGGCTACCTCTGTTCCGGAAATCACAGTTCCAATCGGGAACGCATCCTGGTTGTGAAACAGAATATCACGAACCAAGAACGATTTGCCGGTATCTTTCTTGCCGATAATCACGATCATAGGAGATTTATGGGAGTCCATAGAACATCTCTGCTTGATCGTTTCCATATTGAATTGACGAATGTTGAAGTTCATTCTACCCTATACTCATTTCTCAGAAGATAATAAGATGGCGAAACACGCATACGCCTACAATATCCACAACGTCCATTTATCGTCGGGTGATTCCCTGCGTGTGACGGCTAACATTATAGTTTTTTCAATTATGTATGCATTAGCAGGGGGATTCCTCTCGTTTGTCCTCTACTATCTGTTCGACACCTATGATCCTCCAGAATCTACCGAGTGGGAGACCAAGGGACTTGCCTTCCAATTTACCGATATTGCTCTTGAAATTTCGATCATTGGTCTAGTGGCATTCTGGCTAGTCTACTTCATCAACGTCTCGACCCCCATTATCCCAATCAGGAAAGGGCTAGAAGATTTCGTGGACTCGTATACCTCCGGCCTGTTCTTCATGTTTGCTATCTTCATATTCCTCGAGGACTTTTCAAATAAAATGAAGTATTTGTTCAAGCACTTTCTTGGGAACGTCTTTGACAAGGTGTTTCCTGCTGAAGGGTCGATCATCGACGGATCCCTGCGGTATAGCGAGAAGCAAAAAGCAGGGAAGTATACATAACGGGAAACCGAATGCCAAAGCCAACGCCCGACTTACGAACATCCAATATCCATTTGGATGTTCAGAAGTGTTCGAATCTCCAGGGACTTCAGGAACAGGCTCAGAAATTCTGGGGTCTTCGCCGCATCCAGCCTTACTTCCCTTCCATCCAGAAACTGTTCAAGCTGGAGAATGTTCGGATGCCCTACCATTACGGCCTGAAACTCCGTTTGCCGATCCAGACAATCAGTAGTGACGCTGCAGTCTACGTCTCTGGTCGTGAAGTCCCGATTCATCTGAAGAAGACGATGTTGTATTCTCCCTACCATGTGATGCACGGAGAGTATGCGGGGACCGGTCTTCCCAATACGGACGATGTCTCTGCCGAACCCCTGCGTATCCAGAACCCTTACAATGCAGCGTATGTAGGATCTCTCGCATCCCTTGTTCTTTCGGAATCGGAATGCCAGCATTTTCCACGTGTCTACGGCGTCTTCTCTGGAATCTCTGAGCGACATGTCCTGGATATTTCCGATGATTACGAGGATCTGTGTGATCGCCCGTGGTTCTCCCAGAACATCGGGCACTTCTTTGATTTGCGTCTACGCAAACCCGAGGTCCCTGTTCTTGAACTTGCCGAGTCTTCTGAGGATATTGATTTGGGAGCTGTAGATCTGGAGCCCATGAATATCCCTACCCCTCCAGTTCTTCCTCCTGCGTTCGACGGTGATGCCGAAGAGACGCCCGAAGAAATGGGTGAGTCAGATAGCTGTTCTACGGACTACATTTTCGGCGTTCGGTCCTGTGCGAGCGATAGTGAGGATGAGGAGGATGACGACGACGAAAGCGAAGAAACTGGATCTGGGTTTTCGCAGGAGGAGCATGACGAAGCGTTTGCTCACGCCGTATTCAAGGATGCTCCTATTCAGATCACGGTGATGGAGAAGTGCGAGGGGACACTGTATACCCTGTTCAAAGAGAACCATGATGTTTCGAAGCGATGTGCGTGGATTGCCCAAGTGATCTTTGCGCTGGCGTATGCTCAGCGGACGTTTGCGTTTGTCCACAACGATCTCCATGTCATGAACGTGATGCACGTCCCCACGACCGCCGAGTTTTTCTACTACAACGTGGGTGGCAAGAGTTATCGTGTTCCCACGTATGGCAAACTGATTAAGATCATTGATTTCGATCGGGCTTCATTTTCCGTGAAAGTCCCAAAGATGAAAGAGTCGAAGTTCTTCATGTCTGACCAGTTTCACCAGGATGAAGAGGCGGGGGGACAATACAACGTCGCTCCGTTCTACAATCCCAAGTATCCCGAAATCAAGCCGAATCCGTCGTTTGATCTAGTCCGTCTTGCTACGTCCCTGTTCTGGGACTGTTTTCCAGACGGAGTCGACGACAAGTATGTGTCGAACCCGCTGTTCAAGATGTTCATGACATGGCTCACACTTCCAGATGGCAAGTCTATTCTGTTCCGTGATCCGGAGAACGGAGATTTCAGTGAACGTTACCGGGGATTCCACCTGTATAAGGCGATTGCCAGGTACTGCCGTGATACGGCGGTGCCTCGCAAGCAGATTGAGAAATTCGGCTCAGTGTACATTACGGACAAAGTGCCTCGAGGTGAGACGTGCTTGGTGATTGAGTGAGTTCGTTTAGGGCTTCTCGGACTTCTTGTCCTCCTCCTTCTTATCACCCTTCTTCAGCGTCTCATCAACGCCCTCACGTCCACCGAGCATCGCACGGGCCGTGTTGCGGGTGAGGTGGTAGACTAGGGCAAACACCACACCGTGGGTGAGGGCAACCACCAGCTTCGACGAACGAGGGGGTAGGGTCACCAGGACACCGGGGGTCAGGGCGGCGAAAAGGAGAGCGACAAAGGCAAGCATGAGCCACTGCATTTTGATTTGTATATATCGTATATTTCATTTAGAACGAAGGCTTACCAACGAACATATCCTGAACAGCTGTGGACGCAACGGATGCCGTGGCTACAACAGTCTCAGTATCTCCTCCCATCGCAAACAGAAGTCCACCCGCACCGGCGCCGGACAACAGACCAATCTTAGACGCATCCGTCCAATCGACCGGCTGCTTCTTAGTATACCGCTCGGCAGCATACACTGCGATTCCTGCAAGGGCTACGAGAACAATGACAATCAGAAGATTCGTGTCCAGCATTGTTCTATTTGATAGGTTCAGGTGGATTTGTTTACAGCTTTAGAACGAGCTCCCCATCCTTGGCTTCTAGCTTCACGTCCTTATCATCGTTCTCCTCCTCCTTCTTCTTCTTCTCGGATTCCTCTTCGATTCCCAGATCGATCTCAGCAGTCTCATCGGACAGCTGGAGCTTAGGATGATCCTCGTCGTCGGTTCCAACATCGTCATCGTCGTCGTCCTCGGATTCTTCTACTTCGAACGCCACCTTCTTCTCGTCGGCAGCAGGGGCAGGGGTAGGGGTAGGGGGCGGGGCAGGGGTGGACGCAATCTCGGTAGGTTGAATCACGTCCTCGGCCTTCTGAGGCGCATCCTCCACGGAGAAATACGTGTTCACAATGGACTGCCACGGGAGGAAGGAGTCCAGAACTGTATCGAACGCCGTATCGAGAATCACATCAATCTCCTTGCGATTACGTGCCTGCTGCTCGGTGGATACACCGACCGTGCGAAACAGGTAGGCGTGTTCCCATGCACGGCGAGCGACTTCCTTGTAGTATTCGTGCACGAACTTGGGCAGCGGCGGGCGTTCAAATTCTACATCAATGCTGTCCTGGGTCGAACGATACTGGATCGCAGCAAACGCACGGAGGTAGGTTAGGAGAACTCCGGTAAGAAGCTCCTCCAGGTAAGAGCACTTGGAGGCCACAATAATACGCTTAACTTCCGTCTGGAGAACATCCTCAGTCCAGACGGGAATACGTGTGAGGAGATTCTGAAACGTCTTCAGAATCTGATCTGTCTGGTTGTTCTTTTCGCATATGGTCTTGGCGTTCTCGTAGACCGACCAGATTCCCTCGGCGACATGGGGAAGAACCATAAGCGAAAAACGATTGCGGATATGGCGCTTGGCGAATTGTGCCTCTTCCTTGAGTGACATTTGTATTGTTGGTTCAGAACTTTACGTGTATAATGAACGCCAGTGTTCGGGCAGAGTCGTATTGAAATCGGTCAACACCGTCTCCACCATGCTGCGGGTGAGTTTCATGGGGAATTTCACAGGGATCCAGAACTTGTATGCCTTGGCACTCTCCTCGTCCGAGATCCGGATAAGGTTGACACGAGCAACAACAGCTTCCACGACACGGATGAGATTGCGCATTCCCGCCTCGTTGTTGGAGTATTCCTTGATGATGTATTCTGCGGCCTCTTCGTCGGCCGACAGATCTTCACGGGAAATCCCAGCGTGACGAAGGATATCGGGCCAGATATAGTTGGCGACAATGACCTTCTTTTCGGAATCCTTGTATCCTGGGATATTGATGACTCGCATACGATCCTTGAGCACAGGATGGACCCGCTCCTCGTCGTTGAATGAGAACACGAAGAGACATTGGGACAGATCAAAGTCAATTCCAGCAAAGTAACGGTCATGATACTGTGAGTTCTGTGAGCGATCCGTAAGATGGATCAGCATAGAGATGATTTCCTCGCCGTGGGGAGTGCCGCTGACCTTATCGAGCTCGTCAAAGTAGAGCACGGGGTTCATGCACCCTGCCTGGATAATCGAGTCAACAATCCGACCCCACATGGACCCCTCGTAGGTATACGAATGACCAGAGTAATGGGCGATATCCGATGCGCCGCCCAGGGATGTGAAGATGAACGGCCGACCCAGAACTTCGGCGATTCCGTTGCGGGCGAAGGAGGTTTTGCCTACACCCATTGAGCCACGCATCGCAATCACATTGCCGACGGAGGTAGGATTGGAAATCCACTGTGCGAGGATCTGTAGAATCTGGGTCTTGGCAGACACCATTCCGTAGGTCGCCTTGTCCATCTTTGACCGAGCATCTTTCAGGAACAACGAGCACTTCTCTGGCCCGTCCTTGATGGTTACAGGCAGGGGCACATTCTTACCGAACGGGACACGGAGCACACCGTCAATCCAGTTGCGGAGTTTCTGCGACTCGCCGTTCTCGGAGCCCATACGGTTCATGGCATCTACCTTGCGGATGATTTCACACTGGACTTTCGCAGGCATATCAATATCCAGAACACGAAATTTATACGGGATCTCGGATTCGCCGAGAAGATCAGATACAGTCTTCATCTTCTTGAGTGCACCTTTCTTTGCCTGTTTCGTGAGTCCTTGGAAGTAGTCGCTTTCACGGCGGGAAAGACGGATCGCCGGTTCATCTTTCTCGCTCTTCTTCTCCTTCTCCCTCTTCTTCTCACTGTCCCCGGCAATGGTGAACATCGGATGATTCTTGAGTTTGCTGGCAAACAGACTTTGGATGAATGCGTGAGGGATCTCGTCGTCCTCGTCTCCGTATCCATCTTCGTCTTCGTCTTCGTCTTCATCTTCATCTTCGTATCCATCTTCATCGTCATACTCGGCTTCTGCGTCTACGTTTGCATGGAGATGGATCTTGACGGAGACCGGCATATTGAACGGAACCTTGATTCCATGGATGATCTGGTCCTCCTCGTCCTCCTCCTCCGACTCGTCCAGCTTCAGGGCAAGCTTCGGTGTCGGTTTCGTCTTCGTCTTCGTTTCTGACTCCGACTCTTCAAACTCCGAATCTTCTTCGTCGTCGAAGAGCGTATCGTCATCTACCCACCGCACGCTCTCTATCGGCTTGTCCTTGCTGCGTAAAGGGTATCGGTTATTCTTCTTGGGCGACTTCTGGTCCGGCGGGGGAGGAGGAGCAGCCTCCCCGCTCTTTGTACGACGACGGCGTGCGGTCTTAATTTCGGACATATTACTCTTGTCCGCCAGAAGAAAGTTTGGCAGGACAATCCATTTTGTCGGATATGTATAAGGAATGGACGCCGTCTTAATAAAGAAGGCACAAAACATCGTAGATTACGAAGTTGCGCATGATCCAAAGGTTCGTGAAGTCCTTCAGATCGTCAAAGAATTTATTCAGTCCAAGCGTGTCCTATGTTACGGCGGAACAGCGATCAACAACCTCCTCCCGAAAGAAGACAAGATCTACGATCCAAACTACGACGTTCCAGACTACGATTTTTACAGTGAGAGACCCCAGATTCATGCCCTAGAACTCGCAGACATTTTCTATTCTCGTGGATTCAGAAATATTGAAGTCAAGCCGGGTGCACACTTGATGACCTTCAAGGTGTTTGTGGATTACACTGGTATGGCTGATATCACATACCTCGAGACCCCGGTGTTCAAGCATCTGTGGGATGAGGAAATCATCAAGGGCGGGATTCATTATGTGTCTCCAAACTTCCTGCGGATGTCAATGTATCTCGAACTGTCCCGCCCCCGTGGCGACGTGTCTCGCTGGGAAAAGGTGTACAAGCGCCTGATGCTCCTCAACAAACATTACCCTGTAGGATGCAAGCCTAACCCAGAACGGGGATATATTACGCTGGGAGACGCCGAACGAAACGGGATTGAAAAGCTCCTCATGACCAAGAATATCGTTCTCCTGGGAATCCACGCCCTTGATCTTCACTCAAAATTACGAAACAATACTTGGCAAACACCCATCGATGTTCTTGCCGATGATATGTCAGAGGCAATCAACCAGTTCATGAACATTCTGGGCGATGATATAGCTGTCAAGGAACGTCCAGCCTACGCCGAACTCCTTCCTGCCCACGTTGATATTCTGGACAAGAAAGGCGACCTGGTTGTGCGTGTATTCAAGACATTTGCGTGCCACAGTTACCATCTCCTCCAGAACGGACTGCGTGTAGCCTCTATTCCCACCCTTCTCCAATTCTTCTTTGCCTTCGTCTATGCTGACGCCCATTTTATCGAGGGGGGATACGACCAGGACCGTGTGATCTGTATTTGCCAGCGCCTGATGGATCTTGCGGCTTCCACCAAACGTCGGTTTGAGCTCTTGACCCCTCTAGATTGCCTGGGACATCAGGATACACTCACGGAAATCAAGAAGAACAAGAGCGATCTCTTCGAAAAGACTCCCAAAAAATCAAACGAATTCTTGAGGCTCTTTTTTGCGTATAAACCAGGGACACTGAACAAAACACAGAAGAACAGGATCAAATTTGTTCTTCGGAAAACGTCAAAGGCAACCCAGAATGAAGATCAAGATCTAGTAACGGATCAGACTAGCTGAAACTCGCACGGTGCTGAACGGAGTGAGCGATCCCGTGCCGCAGGGGGAGCACTGGGGGACCTGGTATCCACGAGTCGACATCAGCGCATTTGACGGGCCATACGACTGAGTAGTATACGCCATATCCAGGAAATCTGTGTGCGAAATACCTCCGACCGGCTGTTGATTCTTTCCCGTCGAACTTAATACCTGATAATTGCGCTTCGCACCCTGCTGGCGAAGAAGACGAGTCACGTCCGAGGCATCACGAAGTTGAATCACAAAGTTTGCACTCGTATCCTTGCCAATACCATACGCAATAGAACATGTAGACATTGTATCTTTATTGATGGCTAAGAATAAAGATATGGAAGACCTCATTCTGCTTTTCCTAGTCATAGTTCTACTCGTCGCAACTGTGGGAATGACACAGGAGAGGGAACATATGAGAAAGAAGAAAGAACCACCGCCTATGAGCAGGGAGAAAAGTTTGGAGGTAGTCACAGCAGTCCTCGAGAAATATGGGCGACAAGGAACGTTGAAACTATTCGATGCCCAGATTCAAAAAATGGAAGACCTGGCAGCTAAGGAAGATGAGAAAGACGACTAGCAAATGTTTTCACTCGCAAACAACAATGAAAGCTTACGTCCTCGTAGGGTTTGTAGTCCTGGCCATGTTAGTTGTCTGTATGCTATCTCAGAATCGGCGGGAACACCTGTTTGGCATTACGAGTGTTCCTGATATTAACCAGCGTCTAAGCAAGATGGAATTCAAGATCGCAGAGTCCGATAGGAAACGGTCGGAGAGTGACGGCACGATTAATTCAACCCTCCGCTAAGAATAATAACCAACGAATGAAGTCCTATGTCCTCGTAGGATTTGTAATACTCGCAATTGTCGGTGTGATATGTATCACACGACAGCAACGAGAACGAGAGCGGTTTGATGTAGATCCGGCATTTGCAAAGGAACTTGTAGATCCAAATATCCGTCTTTCCATTATTCAGAAGAAGCAGGAGAAACTCCAGGATGCTATTAATGCTGGGGCAGGGAAGGCGGCCATGAACGGGCTTATGTGATCAATGATGGACTCCGATCCACCAGTCGGTGGAAAGATACGAGGGGTAGTATTGCAGTGTATCGGCGCTGACAGATGGCCGAGTGTTTGCAAGGCTGCGCACGGCGTCGGGGGTCAGGGCGTAATTGTAGTAGACTAAACTTCCAATCTGGCCGTTCCACCCTCCGCCGCCAGCAACGTAAAGAGGCTGCTGGTTCTGTAGCGGGAGTCTCTTCATGGTTACATGGCGGTAGAGGAGCCCGTTGATGTATACATCCAG